GCTTTCTGTCCATCTTGCAATTCACGATTGGGATCTCTCCATCCTTGGAGTCACGGATCGCCTGGTCAAGGAATCCGTAGACAGTTTTGTAAGAGTACCCCACCTTGCATTCTATGTGAAGTCGTGGGTCTATTCCTTCTATGTCTGCTGATGATTCTCCCTTGCCGGAGTACTGTTGACTTCTATGAGCGTCTTCGTATCCATGTGCCTTCCACACATCTCGGAGTTGCCTTTCTCCTCTACTCCCCTTTTTTTTGCTGTTCATCCTCTTCTCCCATGTATTCTCCGCTGATGATTTCATCAAAGTGTTCCAAAGCAAATTCTTTTAACTCACAATCCTTCATATGTTCAAACTCAAACTTGGTGAGTTCTATCGCAGCTTCATGCGACCATTCAAAGTAATCCTTTGCGTTCATCAGTTCGGACAGCTTGTCGGTGCATTGCTTGGACACATGCTCCATCTTGAGTGCTTCTGTAACCAGGTGCTGCACCAGTTCTATTGCTTCTTCTTCGTTTGACATATCTGTTGTGTTGCAGATATGAAACAAGTATTCTTCGTAGTTCATAGTTTTCTCTCCTTATACTTCTGCGAGGTCATCAATCGTGATCTCGTTCTCCAGACATGAATCCACTTCGGCTTTGGCTTCCTCGATGTCTGCCTTTACGTCTTCCAGATCGAGTATCATCTCGACCACATCTCCGTCTGGAGTGCGTACCAAAATGTTCCCACGCTCATGAGCTTCAATGTTCTTGATACCCATATCGAAATAAGCGTCCTGTCTGCCTTTTGCGTAGGCACTATGAATCTTTCCGTCCGCTTCATCGGTCATGGCTTCGCACTCTGATATGCGTTTCTTATAAAGTTCTTCCAGCTCGCTGATATCGTCACGCAGTATCTGGATCCGTTCTTCGTCTGTCGCCTTATAAAAGTCCAGTTCCTTCCTGAGCTCTTCGCACATGTTCTGCAAGTGCGCTACCCTTGTTGCGAGTGTTTCGTTCTTCTCCTGAAGAACATCTATCTCATGTTCGTATCGGTCTATGCCGGTTATCTTATCCAATACTTTCATTTTGCACCTTCCTTTCTCATGGCAGCCTTCAGTCATGACCGCCTAAAAATTCCACGCTGGATGCGATGACATCTGTGGTATAGACTTTCCGTCCGTCCTTTTCGTAGCTTCCTGTCTGGATCTTTCCTGTTACTCCGACCTTGCTCCCCTTCTTCAGGTACTTGTCACAGTTTTCTGCGACCTTTCCGAAGCACACGATGGACGGATAGTCCACTCTGGCCTTATCGCCGTATCCGTCATTGATGGCGACTGTAAACTTGCAGATAGCAAGCGGATCATTGCTCGGCTTGTATGAAAGCTCCGGATCTCTCGTCAGATTTCCGATCAAAATTACACTGTTCATGTTTCCTCCTTTTAGTAATTTAAATATATATTTCTGTTTCTATTTCTATTTCTATTTATCATATGGATACCCATATGGATTCCCATATGGCATCTCATATGGTTGACCTTATGGAAGGAATTATAAGAAGTTATCCACAGGTCATCATTTGATCACACCGGCTTCTTTTAATCTGTCATCCAGTGGTTTGGCTTCCAGATTCTTCAGCCTGTTAGCCTTGTATTTCTCCTTGCGATTGCGTTCGTATTCCAGACGCTTATTCTTCCATCCGTCCTCTGTCTGTATGAATTTGTCCTTCACTCGTTTCGGAAATGTCTGGTATTCTTCATCCTCTATGGCACCTTCGTTGAATTGGTAACACAGAGCTTTGATGTAGATCCCAACTTCCTTATCGGACATCTTCCTGACACCGCTCAAAAACGATTCCGGATAGAAGTTGAAGCTCGGAGTCTTTAGTCGTTTCATATCATCCATTTGAGTTCCATTCCCTTTTGATCTGTTCGTCTAATATTCTCATTTTCAGTTTCAGTGTGTTGATTGATTCCATCGAAGCCTTGTACATGGTTTCAGCGATATCTCGCTGGAGTCTTTTGTCTGCGACTTCAGGAATCCCATACACGACCTTGTCTATCAGTGTGACCGCCATCCCATCAGCACGAAGTTTCAGGGCCTCCTGGCGAAGCGTGATCTTATAATCATGTTCAGCCTGTGCGAGCTCTTTTCCGTACCGCTTCAGCTGGTCGCCGGAATGCGTCAGCCTCAAAGACAGATCATTCATTTCGTTCAGTAAATCAATCATGGTAAAATCGCCGATTTCAGCGTGTTTTTATTCCAAAGGTATAACTAATCGATAAGATAGTTTCGTCCTATCAGAGCCATGAATTCATCCCTTGTATGATGCTTTTCATACTCTGCTTGACACAGACGTTTGATTCTTAAATCAAAGGCCTTGTCGAAGTGAATGCCTCTGTCACTCATGTTGTGCAGTTCAGGTATCAGCCAGATGTAAAAACCGTTTTCTTCAGACATACGTCTGTTCGCACCGCCGTAGATGTGATGCTTGTGCAGACCGTATGTCCTGTGAGTGACAAAGCATTCCTTCGTCTGTTGCAGTATTGACTTCGTCATTTCTTGAGATACCTTTTCCGCACGTTGTTATATTGCTCAAATGTCAGTTCTGACATATCAGCCACCTTATTGAATTTCACGACCACGTCAGGCGATTGCCCAGCGTCCACCAGATCTGCGACCAGATCGGCAGCAAGCTCTTCGCCTATCCGTGAATCCAGCTCGTTACCCTTATTGATTGCCTTGTTCACTTCATCGCCTGATGCGATGGATTCCACAGAGCCGATGCCAAGAAAACCAAGTGCACGACCGACAGCGGACGTTTCGCAATTCTCCAGCATGGACGTTCTGTTGATGTTCTTGTTTTTGTCCACTGTTTCCTGTGCATGTCCTGTAGCGATATGCTCTCCGTCTTCGTCATAGATGTCGCACTTCATGACGCAGTAGTCATCTGGAATGTAGTTGATGATCTCTATTCTGATATCTCCCATCGGCATCAGCTTCCTGAAGCCTTGCACACGGTCATTGACCATGACGTACTGCTTACCTTTGATTGGTTCCTTGTGCAGTTCGTCATTTATCATCTTTAATTCTTCGTAATTCATGTTTATACTTCCTTCCTTGTGATTCCCCATTCTTCCGGGTTTTCTATCAGACACCCAGCTGTCCACACATCGCCGTCACTCCGATCGAGAAACGGACAGACATCTGTGTAGTATGAATTTCCGTCATCATCTTCGTGCTCTTTGAAACATGCGCTGTCCTTACAGTTCTGCACCAGATCCTCGGCACAATCCTTCAGGACGTCTGCCAGCGTCTTGCGTTCATACTTCTTTTCATACCATTTGCAGTTATCACATGCGCCTTCGTGCTCGTTTTCGTACTTTCCGCAGTAAAGGCACAGTTCATTGATGCATCTTTGCAGTGCGTCCATCATGCCCTCCTGTATCTTTTATAATGTACGGTCTGTCCGTATCGGTTCTTTGAGTATTCCGTTTCGCCTACGATGGCGATGCCGTTTTTCTTCATTTCAGAGATGCGTGTCGCCAGCTTCGTGATGCCAAGGTCCGAAAATGCTTCCATTGGCGATATGCTTCCAAATGTGTCAAGGTAGTCGATTATTCTGTCATACTGTGTCATGCCACACCTCCTGAAAAGAATCGTGTCCGTTCAGTGTTCCAATCATTGTATACGCTTTCTACCTCTGTCCTAGACATCATGCTTGTGTAATAATCAATCGTTCTGTCGATAGCCTCTCTGCGTGTATATCCTTCTGCTTCATAGCTACTTACTGTTGTTTCATAACATCCACACTCAATCATGAGCGTCATCATCTGTTTTTTTGTCATAACTACACCCCCAGACCGTCAATGAAGTAATTGCCAAGACCAGCCATGATGATAAGTATCGTCAGTACGGCAAATGCCACTGCAGTATCAAATCTTTTCGTTCTCATGTTTGTACCTTCCTTTCAAAATCCGTATCACACCTTCCTTTGTAGGTGTCATCTTCCCTTCCAGGCTCTTCGTAATGAGATAGGACATATAGTCTTCCATGTTCTCATCAGCCTGCTGTTTCTCAAGCCACTTCATTCTCGGATATCCTTATAAGATGCACACGGCTTGCAATCGTATCGTTTTCGCTTTCCTGCGAGTTGGCAGATACCCATTAAAGATGACGTTTCGTTCTCTTTCCAGTACTGGCACTCGCAACACAGCGACTTCTTGTAGCTTTCGTTCGCTACATACTCGATGATTGCTAATAGATTGGAAGTTTCCCAGATGATTCTGGGATCGTCAGAATTGATTTCAGACAGAGCCTCGTTGACGCTCCGTTGAAGGTCCTTGAAGTCAAGACCTTCGCAGATCCTTGTTTGCAACATAAAAAATACACCATCCTTTCTTTGATGGTGTATTCTACCCTACTATGCTTCCCAAAAAAAATTATGATTATCGGAAGAGTTGCGGATAGAATACACCAATCGCCTACTGTTTCTTTATATACTCTATCAGAGCCGTTTCTATTATATTGGACATAGTCCGGTTCTCTGTTTGAGCCACTTCTTTGACTTTCTGTAGAAGTTCTTTGTCTATCGAAATAGAGATCTTTTCTTTCTTCGCCATTGTATTTCCTTTCTGTATCTGATACTATTGTACTACTAAATACTACCATATACAAGAAGAATTTAATGAAAGGATGTTAAGATTATGGCGAAACGATGTAAGATGTGCGGAAAGCCGATCGGAGCGTTCACGAAACATGTTGCCCTCTCCGATGGTGCTTTGTGCAAGAAGTGTTTTGAGGATTTGGGATTCGATTATAAAGACAAGGACCTTTACTCTCATGACAGATTCTCCCAGATCGAATGCGGATATGGTGCATATATGCGGAATCTCATCGGCGATGTGCCGGATCAGGCGGAATATATCGAGCTGTTTGTGGCTGGATTCGACTTCAGGCAAAAGGAATTGAAGTCGCTTCTGACGGAAGAAAATGACGATTATAATCTGCCGAAGAAAGCCTTCCTTGAAGAAGTCGCTGAAAGAACATACCAGTATTATACAGAAACGTATCCGGCGACTCTGGTGCCGGAACCGGATAACGAATATGATCCGAATGCTATCGCCGTATATGTGGACGATTTGCATATAGGATACATCCAGAAGAAAGACCAGAATCAAGTAGATATTGACCAAATCGAAAGCGTTGAAGCGGAAATCTATGGCGGAAAGTACAAGGACATCGACTTCTCCGATTATGAAGAAGAGCTGATCAAAGGCGAAACACCATACAAGGCGAAACTTATCATCACAAAAAAAGAGGAGTCGTAAGACTCCCCTTTTCACTTCACTGTAGTGGAGGCAAAATCTACCAACCCAATGGTTTTAAGCTGTTACAGTGAAGTCATATATGACAGAAGACCATGTACGCATAAAACCCCACACCATTTAGTTGTAATTCAAAATAGTTAATAAGTGGTCTTCTGTTAATATGCCTATGTAAATTTCGTTTTGACAGGCTTTTTGATGATCTCCTGATACAGCTTGTCGCCTGTGGAGTTCAGTCCTAACGCATGATATGATTCATACAGATAGTTGATGTTCTCTACTTCCTCTTCTGTCAGCGTTTCTTCAGGAAGCAGATATCTGCAATACCTGAAGTATGCGTCATGCGCCAACGCTTTAACTGCCTTGTCGTAGGTTTTCGATTTTTTGTATAATCCCTTTACCCATACGCAGATACCGGCAAATATTGCCGCACCGCACGCACTCAATATCGAGTTGATGATGATCGTTGTTGCTTCTGTCATGATGTATCATCCCTTTGCTCGGAGCACCTGGATAGTGCTCTTTTTTACATTACGTCTTTTATACCGAAAGTCGTTCTTCCGGATGTTGAAAAAGCGATTATAATGTCCTGCATCGGCTATCAGATTATGTCCGAGATAGAACATGGCGTGCTGATCCTTTCCGCCTTTCTTCTTGTAGCGGATGATATCAGCAGGTTCCATCTCTTTGACTTTTGGCACTCGCCCAGAGATGATTATTTTGAACTTATCTTCTTTTTTTGGGAAAGGATCCTTCACTGCATGAAGTGAAGTGAAGTGTTTATCAACTCCGGACTTCCGCACGATCGCATTGACGTTGTTGCCACAGTCAGACATCTCCGGTTTCGTGTCATATCCGTAATGTTTCAGCAATGCTTTCATTGCGTTTCTCGGACGGCCCTTTTTATAAGACCAGTTCTTTTTAGGTGTACCCTTCGGCCATGCCATGATCCGGATCTGCTCCACGATTTTGTCAGCAGCCGTTTTTTTCGGTGCCTTGTCCTCTACTGGCTTTGCTGGTTCAGTTACCTTTATCGGTTCCGCCTTTGGTTCTTCTGCCTTTATAGGCTCGGACTTGTTCTTTGCGTTTATCCACTTCTGCAGAGCCTTGACCGATGCAGGGCCAAACTCTCCGTCAATGGCTCCGTGATAGCAGTCGTTGTTTTTCAGCATCTTCTGGAGTGCTTTGGACGTTCCTCTGCCCCACTGTCCATCTTGAGTGATTGCAAGATACTGCTGAAGTCTTTTCACTGTGGCTTTGCCAAGTATCCCATCGACAGCGCATCCGCCAAGTGCCTTCTGCAGGTTCGCAATGGTGCTGTATCCGCACGACCCATCCACCTTTACAGTGCCGATAGTGAATGAGCCTTTATAATGCGGACGGAATACCGCCTGGACATATTTGCCAGCTCTGGTCTTTTCTGCTACCCTTCCGCCGTCTGTGTTGCCTTCGATGGTTCTTATGGTGTCAGTTGTCTTCTTACTGACGACAAGTCCGATATGATTCGGCACACCGTTCTTTTCCCAGTCGAAGTATATGATATCCATCGGCATAGCCAGATAAAGCGGAATCTGTGCGAGGTTCTTTTCGCACCACTTGATGGAATGCGGACAGTATGTCTCTTTCTTTCGGTCAAAATACAGCTTTGATACTTCGCCCTGATATGCCACATAATCAACATAGGCATTGCACCATGCTGCACCGCTCGGAAGTCCGCAGAATTTGCGGAATCTCGCTCCACCCTCTCCAAGATATCTGCGTGCTATCGTCAGCACTTGTTTATTCGTCCTCATCTTCCACCTCGCTGTCTTCCGGTTCTTCCGCATTCATATACAGATGGTTTCCGTATTCCACTTCAGGAAGACCAGTGGAAACTGATGTAAGGACAGAAAGCAGTCCAGCCAGAAGTGAAGCGGATACCACTACCTTCCAGTCAACGTCCGTCAGCACAAAAGATGTGCCGATGGTAGCGACTGCTGTCTGACATACTGTCCGTATTGCTCTTATAAGTGTTGCTTTGACAAAGTCCATGTTATTCTCCTGCGTAATATGCTGTTAATCGTGTGATAGATTTGTCGACGGATCCTCTTGAGCCTGTTTCGTTTCGTGCAGTCAGCGTGATAACGTCATTTTCGTTTACTTCGGTATATACCGAAATGACGACATCACTTCCCACAGTGGCGAAAGGCACTCTGTACCTTGTCGTCTTGACCGCCGTGGATCCGTTCATGACAGTGGCTGTGGCATAATCATTTGCCGTAAATCCTGATGTGTACCTGATGGATGCCACTACATGCAAAATCCCTGACTTCAGGCACTTGATTCCGTTTCCAGACGCTTCAAACGCATCGCCATGCGTAAGCGAAGTCGTTGTGAGCTCCAGCGTCTGTGCCGATGTGGAAAGACTCTTTGTTCCGGTTCCTGTTCTGACCATTACGGAAGCCACATCGCTGATGGTGTTCAGCTTCGTGGAAGAGTCCTGCGTGATTCCAAGAGCCTCGGAAAGCGTAGTGGAAAGTGTTCCCAGCTCCAGCTTCTGGTATCTTTGAAGAAGCACATCCCATTCCGTTTTCACAATCTTGAATTGACCAGTCATGGAATAGGCTGGGAATTCAACATTTATAACGTCACAAAGTCTGCATTTCTGCAGACCTTCAAATTGCCCATATTCATTTCCGTCCGTGATCCGCACGAAATCCACTTCAATGGTCTGTGCTGGGAAGTACGGCTTATTGGTGTTCAGATACGTTTCCGCTTCCGTTTCAAGCTGTGCCGTGGTCGGCTTCGTTTCAAATTTGTCTGTCAGATCCAGCGGAATACATCGGTCAAAACCGTTATACGCCGGATAATCGGCTGTCACCTTGTTGCCCTTTACTACAATGTCGCTTCCCTTGTTATTTTTGCCTGTCCAATAAGGGATGACAGAAGTGTAGGTGTCTGTGAAATCCGTCTTTTCTTCGTAGCCTGTCAGATTAAGTCCGTACCGAATAGTGAAGTTCTTTATCGCTCCACGGTTTGCCCACAGTTTAACTGTCCATTTATCCCATTCATATTCACCGCCGTATGCGTCCAGTATGGAGCCTTCCATACCGCCTAATACCTGTCTGACGGAATGCGGTATCTTATCGGCGCAAGCCAAAAATCCAGTGGACGTTTTGTCTGTCCAGTAAGTGAATGGATTTGCTGGTGTCGTGGTCTGGAGCATCGTGAAGGCATCGGACAGTGAATTGATGTTGTTTCCTGTGACCGTCATCGCTGTCATGCGGTATGAGATGTGCACGCAGTGGAATTTCACGATTCCGTCTATCGGTCTTTCGTAGCCGATAATGTCGAAAGGCTGAAGATCTCCGCCCTCGTCATGCGTCACACCGATGATGCGCCCGCATTTTAGTCTTTCGTAATTGACACCGTCTACAGGATATTCAAAGTCCAGCTCATAGATTCCATTCCGCTCTTCGGTTACGATAGCAGAAATGCAGTCACGGAGCCGTCCAAGTCCGTTGTTTGTGAAAGCCGTTTCGCTTTTTTCGTATAGAATTGGAATCATAACTTCCACCACCTCGGAGCGATTTTTAAGTCGGTAATCGTGTTATCGTATGTTATAGTATTGACCCCCTGCTCAAGTACGGGCAGGTCAGAGCCAAATGCCACGACATTGTTCACCGTAAGCAACTTGCCGTTGGAAAGGTATATGTAGCACTCACCTAAATCACAGTCAATGTAGGTCGGGCTGCCAAGTGCAGACGCCGTAGAATCTGCGCATATCGCTGGAATATCGAAGTACGTTTTCCAATTGTAAAACGGTCCTGTGCTTACCCCAGCATCATTTTTGAAAAGCATTTGATCGCTATTAGGATAATATATAATGTGGAAATACAAAGTTGTCTGTAAATTGCTTTGTGTTCCGTTATATAAATAATTCCAATTAATGACTGCCGACACAGAAACATCAACGCCCAACGGTGACCCAGTTTCGTATTGGAATGTGACAGGTGTTGAAGATAATTTGACGAACCGCCCGTTTTCTGTAATTGAACATATGCAGTTAGTTGTTTGGTCTGCACTTGCTGAAATAAGTGTGTACCCACTTCTAACCAAGTGTTCAAACGTCACTTCTACATCGCTGACGGTAATTACATCGCCTGTATTCAACGGCGGATTGTCAAAGTTTACTGTAATGTTGCCGTACCCTCCAGCCGTTGTCGTGGTACTGCGTGTGCGTTCTGATATTTGTATATCCCCAATCGGAGCATCATTTACAACAATTTCAGAAGAACCAATATTTATATTCCCATATCCTTCAACTTCCAACAAAGGGTGTGCTTCAAACAAAGTTGGATTCGTTACTGTATCACCGCTCGTTATAGCTGTTGCAGTTTCTCCACTTGTAAGCCACCTTTGCGGCTTGCATTCAAACGTGATTTCAAATTCGCCAGCGATAAGAAAATCGTGCTCGACTTCGATGCCGTTCTTGAATACAGCCATGCGGAATTCATTTGGATTATAATCGTCTTCCAGTCTGCAGTATCCCACCTTTGAACAGAGCCAGTTTCGGAATGCGGACATCTTGTCAGCAAAGTTCGATTCATTCACATCGACCATGCCAGCCTTATAAGTGATCTCGATGTTCTCAAATCTGCCCTGATCGAGTGCAAACGCTCCGTTCCGCCCTGGAATGGTTATCATCTCCACTGCCCTTTCAGGAGCATTGAAGACACCTTCTCCAGTGAGATATACTCCATAATCGATGGATGATTCTCCATCGAATATAAACGTCTTATATGGTGCTATGCCCATGCCGCTGTCCTCCTCTTCTGAAGTGTAACGAGCTTGTTCTGTACAGCTGTTGCGAGTTCATCCACGCTCATATGGTCGCTTCCGTATACGTTCACGATGATGTCACCGCTGTTTCCGCCGCCGACCGCTGTGGCGATGTCTTTCATGAGTGCCTTTCTTCCGTACAGCATTTCATCTCCTTTCTCACCGGCACCGAATAGTGTCGCATTGCTGAACATGTACGGCTGCTGCATTGCTTTTTTATACCATGACACGGAGATGGAAGGCTTTTCACCTTTGCCGCCGATACCGAATGGTGCTTTACCAGAAATCTTGAAGTGCGGCAGCTTTAATCCTTTGAAAATCTTTCCGACCTTCAATGGGAAGAATCCCTTTATCTTGTTTATAATGTTCTTCAGCGTGTTCTTTGCGGATTCAATCGGCTTCGTGATGGCAGTCTTGATGCCGTTCCAGATATTCGTCACTGTGTTCTTGAATGCCGTGAATTTCACACGCACAGAAGTGACTAACTGCGTTACGACCTTTGTGACGGCTGCTTTGATGGCATTCCAGATTTGTGATGCCTTTGCTTTGATGGTATCCCAGTTTTTGTAAAGTGCGATACCGATAGCCACCGCCGCCGCTATTGCTGCAATGATAAGACCGACCGGACCCAACATGACGCTTATCGCAGAACCTACCACAGGTGCTATTGATATGATGGTTCCAAGTGCTGAAATGAATCCGCCGATCATCATGATTATCGGACCCAAAACGGCAGTGATCGCTGCTATCGCCAGAGCGAATGTCGCAATCTGCGGATGAGCTTGCATGAAGTCGATAAACTTCTGCAGAACCGGCATGACATGTTCCTGGAACCACGATACCAGATCCGCTACCGCAGGAAGCAGAATCGCACCGATCTGTTCTCCCATGTCGCCAAGTGCGTTCTTCGCCTGTTGGATCTTGCCGGCATCCGTCTGTGCGAATTTCTCATTCATGTTGCCGACATTCTGGTTGACAACTTCTGCGATCATGGCGGCTTTTTCTTCTTCTGTGCCGTACTTCAGCACTTCCGCCTGTGCATCGGTGAATGAGATTCCAGCTCTCTTCAATGCTCCGGTCTGACCCATCATGGCTTTGCCGAACATGTTTGCAAGGCCTGCAGCATCTTCCTGTGTGCCGTTAAGACCTTTCTGCTGTACCAGCAGATTATTGAGTGCAGGAAGCATCTTGTTGACAGAGCCTGGATACTTCGCATATGTCGCAAGTTGCTGTGCTCCGGCGATCTGTACTTCATCGCCAACGACACCGGCTTTCTGCTGTGCGGATGCAAGCTCAAGTGTGGATTTGACAGCCTTTTTTCCTACACCCATTCTTGACTTGTAGATCTCCTGCAGCTTTTCTTCTGCCTGTGCCTGTTTTTCGGACATGTCTATGAGCTTCTTGCCTGCGTAGATCCCCATCATGCCATAGACAGAGAAGCTGGTCGTAATCCCACGACCTGCGGTTTTTATCTTTGCACCAGCCGCCTGGAAGGCTTTGCCGGTTGCCATCGCCTGCTGTCTTCCGATGGATCCGAATCGGCGAAGCTCCCCTTCTGCCACCTTCAGCTTGCTCTGTGTCTTGACGATCTCCAGCTCCAGCTTTTTATAAGCGGCAGAAGTTCTGTCCACTCCGGACTTGTCCATGCGCTTTTGCATTTGCTGAAGACCTGTCAGTTTTCTCTGTGTGTCGCTGACAGTCCTGGACAGAAGGTCAAACTTCTGTTTCAGCAGTGTCGTGTTGCCTGGATTGAATTTCAACGCACGGTTGACCTGTTTCAGTTCAGACTGCGTCTTGTTCAGTTTGCCCTGGACATTTCCCAGAGCCTTATTCAGTTTTTCCGTATTGGCACCGAATTCAATCGTGATGCCCTTGATCATTCCAGCCATAATCAGAATTTATTAAAATCATCTTGTGTGGCTTTATAAGGATAGTTGTATTCATCGTTTCCACGTTCGGTCAGCATATCCTCAACCAAGCCGTAGTCAATATCTTCCAGTTCTTCCACGGTCAACCCAAGTTCCTTGCACCGCAGCATGAATAATCCTGTGGTCATCTTCCTTGTGGTCGCTCGCTGTTTCTTTTTAGGGTGTCGCTGTTCCTTGCGTCTGATCCATGTATGCGTTCAGGATCTCTTCCGCAGAATCAACGAATGCCATTGGCGGAAACTCTTCCAGCCAGTCAATGAAACCATCTTCGCTCAATTTGTTCATGTCGGCTTTTTCTGCCTGTTTCACCATGATGTAAGCGAGCTGTGTGATGGTTTCGACACCTTCTTCTGCGGCTCTCTCTTCGTTTCCCAATACTGAAAACAGGTCTTTGTGAAACACCTGTTTGAAGCGGAAAGGTGTGGCAGCGTTCGCTACCAGTTCCAGCTCCTTACCGCCGATTTCCATCGTTTTGAACATGATTTTGCCTCCTTGATAATTTGTTCGTTTTCATTACAAAAACCGCCCACAAGCCGAAATGAAGCCTGTGAGCGGTATCCGTAAAAACTAATCCTGTACTGCTGTGAACCACGCACTGTAAGCACTGGATGCAGTGTCAGCGCACTGCGCCTTGACGATGTTGTCAAATGCTCTCGGTGATGCTGTGATCTCTCCGCTGACGGTCTGTACCTCGATGCCGTCCTCCGTTGTGGAAGATTCAATGTCCGGTCTGGACATCTTGCAGTTATACAGCGCATACTTCGTTGCGTTCTTATCTCCTTCAAACTGGAAGAGCAGCGCGAATTCCTTCGGCTGTACGTCTGCATGTTCGTAATAAATACCGGCTTTTGCTCCGGTAGTTGCTACGGTTTCACCCATGATGTCAGTTCTGAAGGAATCCGGAATAAGAGCCGACTCAAAATCTCCGCTGTATCCATTGTTTGCGATAGCAGTGAAATACTTGATGTTATCAGCGTAAAAATCATTCGTATCGCCTTCAGCACTCAAGGACAGTGAAACAGCACCAGGCCATGCCACAGGTGTTCCATAGCTTACACTGTTGGTTCCGACTGTTACAGTCGCATAGTATACATTTTTAAGTCCATACTGTACTTTGTTAGCCATGTATGATTACCTCCGTTTCGTAGGTCGTTTGATATAACTGTTCGTCATTCAGAAAATCCGTCTGCTTGTACCATGTAAGACCGGCATTCTTCAGTGCGCTTTCCACAGTCGCCTCGGACGTATCGTCTTTGGTCTTTGTGTAGAGCTCAATAAAAAGACTCCGCTTATTCACATAATTGGAGTCGTCAGCGTACACATCGTTTTCATTTGGGAAGTAATACACCACATAAGGCGGAGCAGGTGTCTGCGAAAAGTGGCTGTACCGCCACGGAAAGCCAAACGAATTAATGACGGTTGCAAGCTCTGTTCTTGTCATAATCGGTTCATTACCTCCTCCATGTATTTCTGCGTGTATTCATCCTCTACCCTTGCGATGGTTCCTGTGTAATTGACGTTCTTCGGATAGTGACCTCCGCCGCCTGTTGCGTGCGGATTCTCAAGCAAGTGCGTGAGCTGGTAGTCCGTTCTGTTATAAACGACTTCAGAAAGACTGTACGCTCCTGACTTCTGCCCTTTGTGCGACCAGCCTTTCGCATAGCTTCCACCTGACGGTGCGGAGCTTTTCAGCTCGCTGACCATTTCCCTGGATACGGTTTTTGTGGTCTGCTCGATTTTCTCCATCGCCTCATCGCCATATTCACCCAGAGCCTTCATGACGGCTTCTTCAAATTGTTCAGGACGCACTGTTACATTATTGCTCATGCTCCTATTTTCCTTTCTGCATACAGCTCAAGGTCATCGCCTGTGCGGTAGGTTCTGTAAATGGCATATCTGGTTCCTTTGTACTTCACGGTGTCTTCGCCGTGATAATCGCCGAAAAAGACCGTAAACTTGTACTGCGGATTCAGCTCCGTATCGGCTGCAGCGAAAAACTCGGACTGCGAGATGGAATCCACCTTGCAGTAGATCTGTTTTTCCTGTTCCGTCACGACTTCATTCCCATAGGTGTCGGTCGTTATGGTCTGCGACAGCAAAATAAGGATGTCACTCATTGCTGACACCCCAATCTGTATATCCGCTCGCATTCATAAGCTGTGCTTTCTGCTCATCGTACTTTTCTTTCAGCTTGTCAGCGTCCTTGCTGTCACCGAAGTGTACTTTCACATAGGTCTTGACCGCAGTTTCGATAAGAGAGTCAACAGTGGTCGTTTCCACTCCAGCGATGCCAAGATCCAGCTTGGCTGAATCGATCAGACTCGATATTTCACTGTCATAAGCATTCGTAGTGATACGAAGTGCTGTCTTGCAATCATCCAATAATGCCATTATTCATTACCTTTCACGGCTTCATAGAAGCCTTTTGTAACCGGTGCGTATCCCATGTGACCAAGGTCTATCGTGGGATCGCAGAATATCCGATACCCTTCTTCCCTTGCTCGCAGACAGAAAGCGACATCTTCGCCGCAGTTCGCCTGTGGTGTGAACCAGTTTCCCATTCCGGATTTGCCTGCGATATCAAACAGACAGTCTGTCTTCATCAGCACGCATCCAAATCCGCAGCCAGGCACTTCAAAAAGTTCGTCTGGTATTTCTTCTGCGTCCTTGAATTCCACTATGCCGTCCACCAGCTCCAGTTTTTCAAACAGAACCGGTGTGAACGGTGTCGACCGTCTGAAGTACAGACCGCACAGGATATCCACTTCTGA